TATTAATATTATAAATAAATATAATTTAAGTCATTTAATAAAAAAATCACATAAAAATAATGCTAATAAAAATATTAGATGGACATATTAAATTATTATAATTCTGATGATATACGTTATATTGCTAATAATGTTGTAAAATATATTAATAATTTAGAAAAATATAATTCGTCAAAATATTTATATGTTTATGGTGAAACAGGAATAGGAAAAACTACTATTATAAAAAATATATTAGCTTCATTAAAATATAATGTCAATTATATTGATTGTAATAATAATCAATTAAGTTTGGAAGAATTAATAAATATAACCGATAATAAGGATGTATATTCTATGTTTTTTAATAATATTCAAAAAACAGCCATAATAATGGATAATATAAATTATTATTTATATAACGATAAAAGTTATTTTAATAACTTAGTAAAATTATTGAAGAAAAATAAAATTCATAAGTTTATACCTTTCATATTTATAAATACCTTACAAGAAGAAAAGAAATTTACAGAATTATCAAAATTATCTTGTTGTTTAAAAATAAATCCCCCTTCATGTTTACAATTAAAAAATATTATATATAAATTATACCCTAAAATATTGGATTTAGAAAATAATATATTAATTATTGACAATATAATAAATTATTTAGATTATAAATTTTATAAATTTATAAACATAGACTATTTTTATAATAATGATCTTATTGAATTAAAATTTAACAATAATAATAATAATAACAATAACAACAATAATAACAATAACAACAATAATAACAACAATAATAACAACAATAATAACAACAATAATAACAACAATAATATTAAAGTATTAACTAAAAATTTATTACATTATAAATATAATTTGCAAAATTTAGATATTATTAATTATTCAGATAGAACAAGTTTAAGTTTATTACTACATGAAAATATTATAAAATTATTTAATACTAATTTAACTCGTAATGAATTAAAAATATATAAAAAAATTTTAGATAATTTTATTTTTTGTGATTGTATAGACAAAAATATTTTTTTGTATCAAATATGGCAATTAAATGACATTACATATATTATTAAAATATTTTATAATAATTTTATATTATCACAAAATAACATACTAAAAAATGTAGGTCAAGAAAATATAATTTTTACTAAAATTTTAACCAAATATAGTAGCGAATATAATAACTTTAATTTTATATTTAATAATACTCAATTATATTGTACTAATAAAAAAACATTATTGCTACATATTTATACATTTAATAATAGCAACGAATTTTATGCCAAATTAGTTTATAGTAGATTTATGAAACTAATTGAACAATATAATAATTATAAAATAAATAATTCATGTAAAATAATTGAAGATAATGATGAACTTATTTTTGATGAATCTTTTAATTAGCTAATTTTTCCATTGACTAATTTTCCAAGACATTTTCCAACTTCTTCATCTGGTAAACATTCATATATAGCATTGTTTAATTCATTTTTGTAGTATGTTTTTCCTTTAATAGTAATTGAAACCAGTTCTTCTTCATCTTCATCTTGTTCTTCATCTTCATCTTGTTCTTGTTCTGCTTTGCTTAATTCATCTTTTTTTGCTTTGCTTAATTCATCTTTTTTTGCTTTGCTTAATTCTTCATCTTCCTCTTCTTCCTCTTCTTCATCTTCATCTTCATCTTCCTCCTTTTTTGCTTTGCTTAACTCTTCTTCCTCTTCTTCCTCTTCTTCCTCTTCTTCATCTTCCTCCTTTTTTGCTTTGCTTAACTCTTCTTCCTCTTCTTCCTCTTCCTCTTCCTCTTCCTCTTCTTCCTCTTCCTCTTCTACCTCTTCTTCCTCTTCCTCTTCCTCTTCCTCTTCCTCTTCCTCTTCCTCTTCTTGTTCTTCCTCTTCCTCTTCTTGTTCTTGTTCTTCTTCTTCTTTGCTTAATTCTTCTTTCTCTTTTACTAGGTTCAGTTGTTGTTCTTCCTTTGTTGAATCGGTCAATTTTTTAATAATATTATTTGAAAACTTAGTAAGTTCTACCATTTTTACTTCATGTGCCGTATTTTTAATAACTTTAACCTCATTTACACTAATAGTAATATTGTCCTTGTTTTCTTTTAGTAAGTTATATTTTTTTGTTAATTCTTCATAGTCATCTACAAGTTTATTATATTTAGTATTTAATTCTACATATTCGGGTAATTTAAATAATAAAAATTTAAGATTTTGTAGCAATTCATTATTTGCCTTATTTTTTTCTACAAAAATAGTTAAATTAGTTCTTAATGAATTTGTAAGATCAGAAGACAATTTATTAATCAGTTGAACTAAGTCACTATCCATATTATAAAGTTAGGTGGTTTATATTTTAAATAAGTTTTATAAATATTTTAAATCAATTTTTGTAAAATATTTATAAATTATTGTTATACATTTATTTTACATTTATTTTATATGATTTATTATTTAAAGATTTGTTATTTAATATATAATCTTCATTTTCATCATATAACTCAGGCAATAATTTAGATAAGGGTTTTTCAACTATTAATAATAATCGTTCATGTTTTAATAATTTTCTGTATTCTTGAATATTTAAATTTCCGTAAAATTTATCTAATGTATAATAAGGAGATGGTGCTAGTTTAATATTTTTTTCATAATTATAAATTTTACTATATATATTGTTTAACATATAATATCTCTCAAATTTTTGTGATGATTCTATATTTTCATTCATCAAATACGAAGAAGCACATTCTGGACTACAAAAATTACCATAACAATAATAAGTATTTTTCATTTCATATTTAGGAATCATTATTGAATCATTATCAAAGCAATATGTACACCAAAAACAAGCCCCTTTTTTATTAACATTATTAGTTTTCAATTGTTTTGATAAATCTTCTATTTTTTTTGATATTATTTTATTATATAAAAGTTTCTCATTATTATTAATTTTTTTTTCAAAAATGTTATGTTCACTATTTGAACTATGCTCATTAATTGAAGTGTATTCATTATTTGAATTATGCTCATTAATTGAAGCATAGTCCGTGTTTGAAATGTGTTCATTATTTAAATTGTCTTCATTATTTGAAATATGTTCATCATTTGAAGTGTTGCTATTACTTTTTATATAGTCATAATTTATAGTAGTATTATCAAAGTCTTTAATATTATGAACTATTGGTGAGTAATTTAGTTCTCCAATAATTATATCTCGTAATTTACAATTTAGATGTAAAATTATATTTGGTTTTTGAATCAATTCAATTATTATCTTTTTTTGCTCTATAATTTTGCCTCCTTTAGGTTTTCTACCTCTTTTTTTATGTATAATATTTTTACATATGTCTGTGACTATTATATTATTTGTACTATTTACTATGGTATTTGCTATAGTATTTATTATATTAGTGTCTGTAACATTATTTGTTACAATATTAAAATTACTATTTGAAATGTCTAATAAATTATTTGATAATTCTAAAAGTTTCAAGTTTTCGTAGTAAGACTTCGGTTTTCTTCCCTTTTTTTTAGGAACCATAATATTTTAAATAAATTACTTATAATTTATATTGTTTTAATTTATTATATAAACAATATAAATTATTAATACTTAATATTAGAATTTTATTAATTAAATATGACTAGCACTATTAATTGGAATGAAAAATATCGTCCAAATAATTTAGAAAAAATAATACTTAGTAATTATAATAAACTATTGATAAATAATATTATTGAAAAAAATTATTTTCCAAATTTGCTTTTATATGGTCCTCCTGGAACTGGCAAAACAACAACAGTTATAAATTTAATAAATACTTATTTAAACAAATATTATAGCGATAATAAAAAACAAATAGTTCATTTGAATGCTTCACATGAAAGAGGAATTGAAATAATTAGAAACAATTTATATACGTTTGTTGTGAGTGATAATCTTTTTTTTGAAGGTCCTAAGTTTATTATTTTAGATGAAGTTGACTATATGACAAAATCAGCACAACTAGCTTTAAAATATTTAATAGAATATTATAGTAATTATAATGTAAGATATTGTTTAATATGTAATTATATTACAAAAATAGATAATAATCTTCAAAGTTATTTTTGTAAATTAAAATTTAATAATATTCCATTTGAAGAAATACATAGTTTCTTGGGAAATATTTGTAGTGCTGAAAAATTAAATGTGTCAAGTGATTATTTATATCATATTATAAATTTATTTAAAAATGATATACGAGCAATGGTAAATTTTTTACAATTAAATAATAATAATATTATCTATTTTATAGATGCTGATGTGTATGAAAAATTATATGCTATAAATTTGAAAGACACTTATGAGATTTTTAAAACAAATTTTATAAAACTCGAAAAAAAATATAAATTTAATTATAACGAATTTATAAAAATGTATATTTATAACATATTAAAAAATAATATATGTAGCATTATTGATACTAAAATAAATTGCTTGGAATTTTTTGTTCATAATTATAACAAACTGAGTGATAAAAATGTAATATTATATAATTTATATAATATTATGAAAAATTAAATGTATGAAAAATATTTAAAATAATAATTGAAATTATTATTAATTAAATTAACTATTAAACTATTATAACTATGAATGTTGCTATAGAAAATGAGTGGTTACATTTTCTAGAAAATAATAGTACTAATACTACTATTAATACTAATAATAATGCTAATAGTAGCAGTGATTTAATTAGTACTACTAATAATAGTAGTAGTACTTTAACTATTATTAATGCTAATAATAGCACTAGTGCTTTAACTAGTATAAATGAAACTACTAATAGCTTACAAAAAGTTATTCCTGTCAAAAATTTCCAGAAAAATTGCTCTACTATTTATATATCAACAAAAACAAAAATTTTATTTTTAAGCACAAGCATTGATATTTTTGAAACTTTTTGGATTTTACCAATAACAGATTATAATGAGCAAAAAATAGGTATTGTTAAAAAACAAATTAAATTGTCTTTTGATGTTAAAGAAGACTATGATAAAATGTTGCTTAAATTAAATAATATTAATAATATTCATAATAAAATTATTACTCATATTGATAGTAATAATCGTTTTAAACATGTAAGAAAAATTAGCATTGGACTATGTAAAAAAGATTTATTATATGCGCGAAATAAGGAAAAAAGTGCCTTTTATAATTGTTTTGTATTATCATTAAGAATTAATATTGCTAATACTTTTAAAGAAATGCATATTAAAATTTTCAATACTGGCAAAATTGAAATTCCCGGTATTCAAAATGATGAACAATTAAATATTATTATTAATAACCTTTTGTTAATATTAAATAAACATGTTGATCCAAATATTACATGTAATTATAAAGACACTGAGGATGTTTTAATAAACTCTAATTTTAATTGCGGATTTTATATTAATAGAGAGATTTTATACTCCATATTAAGAAATAAATATAATATTAATGCTATATATGACCCTTGTTCTTATCCTGGAATAAGATGTATTTATTATTGTGATAATAATGCTACAAAAATTTCTTACATGATATTTAGAACTGGAAGTATTTTAATAGTTGGAAAATGTAATGAAGACACGTTAAATATTGTATATGAATATATTAAAAATATATTATCATGTGAATATGAAAGTATATTTAATGAAGGTTCCAAACTTAAAGAACTTCATAATAAAAAAATGAAAAAAAAATTTGTATATATTGAATAATTATTAAGTAATTGTAAAGTAATTATTAATTAATCTAATAACAACTCATCATTAGTAATATTTGATTCATTGATTTTGTAATTGTCTAACAAATAGTGTAATTTATTGTTAATTTTATTGTTTGAATAATCTTTAAATTTTTTTTCAACACTATCTCTTAATCGTAATAGTATTGTATTAAATTGTGATAAATTAATGTTATTTGTTATATATTTTTTTAATTTATTTTCTAACTGCTCAATAGTATTTAGTTTTTTTATTACAAATGAATTAATAGTATTTACATCATTAGTAATTTGTTCTTTAGTATGGTCTATAAAATTTATGTTATTGTTTAAATAAAAAATATTACATAAAATATTTAAACATGTATCTAGTTCTTTATTTATTTTTTCTTTTATTATGTTATTACTACTTTGTTTTGTATAAGATAATAGTGTTCTTTTATAAGTAAATAGCACAGCATCTCTAAATGTTAGTTCCAAATTCATCGAATTTAAATTTATTTGAATTAAAAATTCAATATAATATATATATGCCTTTTCTACTATAACTATTACTTCATTAATAGTTTCACAATAAAAATGTAGCAATATATAAATATTTTTCAATAAAAGTAAACCTTTTACATATAGCATTTCTAAGTAATCATAATTGTTTGAATAATTTATTAGTAAATTCTTATAGAAAACATTTGTATAATTTTTTAATAGTTTATAAAATTCGTTATAATTTTCTATATATTCCATTATATATTTCACTATTATATAATATATTTCACTATTATATAATATATTTCACTATTATATAATATATTTCACTATTATATAATAAAAATCAAATAATATATAATACCAAAAAAACAATTTAAAGTTTTTTACAAATACATTTATATAAAATGAGTAGTGATAATGATAAATTAGTATTGCCTCCTTCTAGTATATGGAATCAAATAGCTAAAATTTCAATCACAGAAGATAAACCTATTATGTTAGATTATTGGACAGATTCGCTTGAAAAAAAAGTGTTAATAGGTGTTAAAGAAAATAAAGAAAAGCTCTTAGTTAAAAATGAAGAAGAATATACAAGTCCAATAGTTAAAATATATAAAATGGACGATGTATATATTATATGTACTGAAAATTCTATTTATCTAACTTCTACACGAATTGAAACACGAAGAATTAGTTCATAAAATGTTATTTTCTCTGTTTTCTATATAATATACTATATAGTATGAATTATTATTGTAAATAATTTTTTTATAATAATTTATTTTTAATAACTTACAAATATGTCGCAATATACATATAAAATTGTTATAATTTATTTCACGTTGTGTAAAGTATTTTTTAGAAGTTTTATAAAATTGTTCTATATAATTTATAAATTCTTCTACTTTATTATTTATTTCATATTTTTTATATATTTCTTTATTTATATATAAATAATCACCATCTTTTATACAATAATTATCTAAATAATTATACATATAGTCTTTTATAGAATTTGAACATATATCATTTATAAACGCATTAGTCATTATATATAACGTTTTAATATAAAACATTAAGAATAAACAATAACAAAAAGGTATATTAATTCTTTAATCTTTAATTTTTTGTTATTATATTATAAAGGTGATTTACAAAAAAAATTATTTCAATGTTATCTTCTTCAATAGTAAAATGATTATTTATGTAATTTATTATGTACTTGATTATTAAATATTTCTTTTGTTCTGTAATATTTATATTGTTATTTTTAATGTAAAATAAGAAATTTTCTAAAATATCAATTATTGAATGTCCTTTATGTATTAAATTTAATATAAAACTTACTGCTTCTTTTTTATCTTTATTTATACAATGATTTATTAATTCATCATAATAACTTATAATTATATTTGATTCGATGTCTAATTCTTTAACATCATTTAATGATTCAAAGTTATTATATAATAATTTTATTTTTTCAATATTATTTATTAGATTATTTATTGAGTTATTTGATAAATTAATAATATAATTTTTTATATTATTATCAATATTTATATTTTCGCTACTAATAATAGTATTTAATATATTTAATAAATAATCATAATTTATTGGTTCAAATTTTATTACGTCTAATAAGTAAGAAAAATTGTTGTTTATTTTTAGTACACTTGAAGTAGACAATATAAAATATATAGTATTTTTATAATTTTTAACCAATTCATAAAAGTATAATTGTATTACATCTGAAAACATTTCAACATCTTCAATTACAATTATTTTTTTATAACTATTATTTATACAATTATTTATAAATATTTTTACTTCATTTTTATAAAAATTAATACCCTGATCTCTTAGCAAACTAATATAACATACATAATTATTTATTAAATTATTATTATTATTATAATAATGTTTTATTATAATATTAATTAAACTTGATTTCCCGCATCCAGTTTCACCTTCCAAAATTAGATTAAAATAACTATTTTCCAAATACTTAGTTAATAAATATTTATTGTTATTGCTTAATAATAACTCATCTATAGTTTGGGGTTTATATTTGTGTATTAATAAATTATTCATATTTAATACTATAAATTATTATAGTATTATAGCTATAATAATTTAAGTTGTTATAAGTTAATATGTTATAAGTTAATATGTTATAATTTAAGTAATAAATTATTATAATAAATTATAATATGAATTATGATAACTATTATAGTGTGCTTAATTTATCAAAAAACGCAAATATTAATGATATAAAAAAAGCATATAGACAATTATCTATAAAGTTTCATCCGGATAAAAATTTGAATTGCGATTCTGAACAATTTAATAAAATCAATGAAGCATATAGTAAATTACTTGATAAATATAATACTAACGATTTACATAATGACGTTAATAAGTTTAATAACAATGAATTAGTAAATGCTAATAATAATGCTAATATTAATAATACTAATAATACTAATAATGCTAATACTAATAATATTAATAATACTAATAATGCTAATAATATTGATGTTAATAATACAATATTAAACTATTCTTATTTTAATGTTAATAATTCTGAAGATATTATTATAAATTTAAGTCTTGGTTTTAATGAAGCATATAATGGATGTAATAAACCAATTGTGATAAATAGAAAAATAATTGTAAATAATGTTATTGGGCATGAAAAAGAAACACTATATATTCCAATTCCAAAAGGTATTGATGCTAATGAAATAATTACAATACCCAATAAAGGTAATGTTTACATTTCTAATGGTTTAATTAGTCATAGTAATATTAAAATAATAATTTGTTTGTTAACTCATGAAATATTTGAGAGAATTGGACTAGATATTGTTTTTATTAAAACAATTACTCTAAAAGAAGCATTGTTAGGATTTAGTTTTAATTTAAATCATATTAATAATAAGAATTTTAAAATTACATGTTCGGAAATAATTCATTTTAATTATGAAAAGTTGATTCCTAATATGGGATTTATTAGGGATAGTTTTGTTGGTAATCTTATTATTAAATTTAATATAACATTTCCACCTACTATTTCTCAAGAATCAAAAAAACTTTTGGAAAAAGCATTATAAGGTGGAATATGGTTTGTTAGTTTGATATTTTATTAATTTGTTAGTAACAAATATTTTGATAAATTTGTGCTTGCTTCTAATACTTCTTTTGAATTCAACTTACAAAACCAGTTAAAGTTATTTCTTTTTAATAGTTCATCACTTGGAACATATAAACCATAACATTTCGCATTTAGTTCTAAGAAAGTTGAACTCATAATATCTTCTAAATTGATTAATTTGTTATTTATATTTTTAGTACCTATGTATTGACCATCTATTAAATCTATTTCATCATTTTGACTCTTTATTAGTAACCATTTATTTACTAAATCTTGAATATTTATGTCATTTGAATAATTAGAACCATACAAAATTTCTAAATGATTAATAAACTCTTTCATTTTTTTGCACTCTTTTACACATCCTATAAATTTAGTAGAAGGCATAAAATGCATAATGTGGGAATTGGAAGATGTATTTTTAAATTCCGCAGTTACCATTTTATTATTTGAGAGAACATTTTCGTATATTTTATCTAATGATTTAAATAATATAAATGAATTTTCAATATATAAACCACCATAAGCATATAATAATTTCATTATGTTTAATGTTCTCAAATTTGACTTAATAGGATCAGAAACTTTGTTTAAGTCTATGCTATTATTTTCTAATAATTTATGAAATGAATTATCATCAATTATAATAATATGAAAATAATTAGAGCATTTATTTATAATTGATTTTATTGTTAAATACAAATAATCTTGGTTTAATTCATTGCTATTTCTAGAACCAAAAGATTCCCAATGCCTGCTATTTTTTACATAATCAATATGTAACCATATTATAGGTTTTTTTACAGCACTTAGTTTATCAATAGTATTATCAATATCATCATTTAATAAATATTTCTTTATTACATTTAACTCTTCTTGTTGTATATTACTATCTATATTTATTTTAAATTTTTTGTATATATATCCTATAGCAATTAAAAATAATATACTAACAAATAAGTTGAAGAAATTTATTTTTTTAATATTCATATTATATATACTTTTATATATTAAAAATTTAATATAAATGTAATAAATTTTTAATGTAAGAAATTTTACTGATTTTATTATAACAATTGCTTTAAATTGTTCCAAAATTTTTCATTCTTCTTCTTATTAATTTCATCTTGTTTAAATAGATTGTATGCTCTCATAGATGATAAGGCATTTTCATCTTCTTTTGATTTATTTAAATATTTGTTTGCTTCATCTGTTTTCATTGGAGCAATAGATTGTTGCGTTCTTTTGAATTTTATATCATCATACGAGCTATAATTATTTGTATTATCTTCATTTGTCACTGGAATTATACTTTCTTCATGTGCCTTCTTTAAATCCTCATATTGAAATTTACTAAATAATCCCGAACTATAATCTTCGGGTTTTGAATTTATTAAATCGCAATAGTTACTATTGTTAAATTCACATATGTCTTTCTTTTTTATTAAATTATGGCTTCTTAGAACTTTCTTTTTTTCTTCCATTATTTTGTGTATTGAATTTATATCATTACATTTTACTATTTCTTCAGTATTATTGGCATTAAGCCAATCACCATAACCATTTTTATTATAGTCATTACTAATTTTCATAGTATCAAATTGCTCGTTAAACCATTTATTGAATTCTTGTGTGGATTTTGTTGTCATTATTTTATGTATTAACTCTTCATTTACTTCATCTTTATGTACATCGTAATTTTCATTATAGTTATTTAAATTTCTTAGTGAACTGTGTTTTTCTCTAAAATTATAAATATTAAACAAAATTTTATAGGCACTTGAGAAAAATAGAAAATAACTTTTGTCTAGTCCTGACTTATCGGGATGACTTGCTAGAACCTTTTTTTTAGCATTCTTTAAGTCTTCTTCGTTAAATTGTTTGCTTATGTTAAATAGTTTTAATATATCTTCATAGTCATAATTAGTAATGTCTAAATCCATGTTATTTTATTAATATTATAAATATAGTATTTATAATGTTTATACTATTAATTCATTACAAATATTATATATTATTATAATATATAAATGAGTTCACGGCAATTATATGATTTAACACCACAAGAATTGCTTGACCACGCACAGGAGATAAATCATACAGCAAGAGAGGCATTGGCAGCAGCGAGGAGAGAATGGAGGGGAAAGGCGCCTCGGACGGTGGCGCCGGAGGCGTCGGACAGGGCGGTGGTAAAGTTGGCGGTGGCGATGGAGGGGGTAGCGAGGGCGAGGGCGGCGGCGGAGGCGGCGGATATGGCATTTGAGTTGCCGGAAATGGAGGAGTCGGAGAATGCGGAAACCTTGACGAACGCAGCGGATGCTGCTCACGAGAGGGCAGAAGCTATAGCAAATTTAGATATATTACATAGACAACAAATGATAGGAGAGTGGTCAAAGGACATAAATGATGCCTTGATAAATGAGCAAACGAAAAAAGCCGTCGAACCTGTTACAAAACAAGAAGTAAAAAAACATATGGGTTCTATGTTAGGAGACTGGGACAAAGCTGGTAAATTATCTAAGCGACGCATTAGGAAAACAAAAACGAAAACAAAAAGAAGACGGCAAAAAATTACAAAAAGAAGAAGAAAATAATATAATATTTATTAATCCTCTTCTTTAATATAACTGCTCGTGCAAAGTTTCTTTATTATTTTTTCCTCATTTTGTTCTTTGTTATTTGCTATTGCTACTAATGTGTGTGTATAATAATTTTGCTTAGATTCATTATTTTGAAAATCAGGATTTTCTTTTGTCCATTTACTTAAAGCACAAAATTGCTTTGTTGATACATCTTTTATTGCTTTCTTAATTTTTTCTTTATTCACATCTTTTTCCCAATTATCGTCATCTTTTATATATAATGATTCGCGTTTTATATCTGTACAATGAATAGGTCGTTGATACAATCCCAATTTATTCATGTTTTCAATTATTACATTGCTTAGTCCATTTACTAGTCCATTTTGCTTGGTATAATCTAATTGTTGTAAACTTACTTGTATTGACTTTATAAAATCACTCATATTTATAGCATCTTTGCATCGTTCATTCAAAAATACTTGAATATTAAATTTATTATTTTGTATATTATTATTATTGTTATTTCCTACTTTAGGTATTAATTCACTAATTTGATTTTGTTGCTTCATCATATGGTCTTGTTGCTTAACAATAATCTCTCTCATTTCTTTATTGTCGTTCAGTAATTTCATAATTAAATCGTTTGTTAATGTAACCTCATTACTAGAACTTTGACACGTAATTTCATCTGTGCGCTTTTTTGCGCTTTTTTCATTTTTAAAATCACATTTTTTCTTGTGATTATGTAACGAACTCCTATATGGATACGATTTTCCACAATCACAAGAAAAAAATGACACGATGCTATTTATTTTTGCGCTTTTTGTTGTATAATGTTGTATAAATGTTGTATTTTTATGTTTAGGTGTCAAAATATGTCTGTTATAATCAGATTTCTTGCTCGTGGTGTATTGACATTTTTCACATACAAATAAAGTTGCGCTTTTTTGCGCTTTTTCGGTTGTCATTTGTTGTATAAATATACAACAAAAAAACTCCTAAATCCTTTTTTTTTTATTGTAAAAAATTTATGGTAAGGAGTTTTTTTAGCAAAAAAGTTATTTATGAAACGCTTATGCTTTATAAACTTGAAAATATGTGTTTTTTCAACTTTTTTTATAAAAGCTTTTAAAAATCAAAAATTGGACATAAAAAAATGTCCATTTTTCAAAAAAATTTTGAAATTTATTTTTCCAATTTTTTAACTTTTTTATAATTTTTAAAGTATATGTTATTTTTTTCTATAATACAAAATTTTGAATACAAAGTGGTATTAAACCTTTAAGTACGTCCAAGTCCACCCAAAATACAAGATTTAAAAAAAAATATAAAATTTACATTCTTTAAAAAAAATATAAAAATAAAGTATAATTAAAAATATATAAAATAAATTTATTATTATAAGTTATAATGGGTGAGCTACTTAGCGAGAATATTTTAAAATTAAAATGCGAAGCATTAGGCGAAAAAGATATGATTATTATAAAATTTACTGCCGACTGGTGTGGACCATGTAAACTTATTAAAGACATGTGCATTCAATTTGAAAAGACAAAACCGACTTCCATTCAATATTATGAAATAAATATTGATGAATCTATTGAATTGTACATGAAATTAAAAAAAATGAAGATGGTAAATGGAATTCCGGCACTTTTAGCATATAAAGGTGGAGTAAAAGAACATTGGTTTATTCCTGACGAATTTCATTTAGGATCAGATAAAAAAGGACTAATCCAGTTTTTTGATAAGTGTATAAAGTATGCCTCATAAAGTATGCCTCATAAAGTATGCCTTATAATTTATAATTTATTAATATACAAATTATAAATTATATACTATTATGAATATACTATTATGAATATACTATTATGAATATACTATTATGAATATACTATTATGAATATACTATTATTATTACAACAACTATAATAATTTTAATAGTTTTTCATTAAATTCTTCAATGTTTATTTTAGGAAAATGAATGTGTCCTTCATAGAAATATTTGCAAAAAGCATAAATAATTTCATAGTTTGTTTCATAATGTTCTTTATATTCTTTTAATAAATAATTATGTATTTTGTCAGGTAATAAATTTAAACTATTATATGGTAATATATAGCACAATAATAATTTATCATTTAAAATATTGTAATTTTCAATCATAGTAAATTCGCTATTAAAATATGGAATGTAGGCATATAAATCACATAATAAAGGCGGATAATTGTATTTGAAATATAAGGTCCAGTTTTTACATGGTGAAGAATAATAATAATAAACCCATTGAAGAGTTTCTAAGTAGTTTGTACATAATGACTCCAAATTTTTAGAATAATCATTTTTTCTAGAGTCAATAGCACATAAACTATAATAATATCTATGTTGCCAGTCTTCTTCAAAAGGATTAATAAAGTTCTCAATATTTCTCTCCCAAGATGGAATACAAGAATATTTAAATTCTATTTCTTCACTATTTGTTTCGGGATAAAACTTTTTAGACTGCTTCTCTCTAACATTATAAATCTCTTTAATAAAAGTTTCTTCATGTTCGGCAATATTTTTAATATATTTTTTAAAACTATTCCAATTAATTGAATTATTAACTATTAAAAATTCATTGGCTTTAAATAATTTTTTATATAGTTCTAATAAAATAGTAAATCCATTCAACCTAATATTTAATGCTGGAAAATGCGGTAAAAAGTCATTTCCTAATAAGAAACATATAAAAATGTAATCTTCTATTTTATTATAATAGTTAGTATTAGAGGTTTTTATAACATTTACACCTTCACCAGTCAACTCATTAACAATAATGTTTCCTAAATAATTAATATTAATTATATATTTTTGATTGGGGTTGAGAGATTTATCTAGTTGGTTAATAAATAATGGTGTCTCTCTATATAAATAAATATTTTGTGTATATTTCAAATGATTTAATGATAACATAAATAAATCAGCATCCATGCCATATATTACATTGTTTTTTTGTGAAATACTTGTACTATCTCTAATGTAGTTAAATAATTTATGCTCACCTTCTCCGTTTTCATTTGATAAACTTAATATTACATTGATTTGCTTATTTTGCGAATTAAAGAATTTTTTATTAAAATGACTAGCAACAGCATTATTTAAATTAGTCATAAAAAGTGTTCCAGGGGTAATAGCACATGTATCCCATACTATTTTTTTTTTGAATATTTTATTTAAATATGCTGATTTATAGCGTCTATTTTTTTGTTGATTAATCTTCGCAAAAGGAGGAACGCCATCAAAAGCAATATAAATATTTTCAGTTGGATTAATAGTATTTATAATTTCTTCTAATTTTATTAGCACATTTTTAATAATATAATTCTCAAATTGAGATGTATTTTCAAATTTTTCAAAGTTAAGACTATCATATATGAGAGAATTGCTATCTATAAATAAATTATCAATATTACATAGGGCATCAAGTTTAGATATAATAGTGGAGTGATTTTTAATTAAATAACTGAAATAATATGGAATACCCATATTATTCAATAATAGTAAATATTAATGTATAATATTAATAAGTTATTATATCAATTTTACATAAAATAATGTTGACATTAAATAATAGACATTATATAATATAAATATATAATATTGATTATAAGTAATGAGTGTATATGAAGAAAAAATAGACTATTTTAGAAAAGTAATAGACGATATAATAAGAGGTATAAATTATTATAATAGTTTAAATATTATAACAATTAATGAATACACTAACGCACAAGAAGCGTTGGAGAAAACAGTAAATCTAATAAATACAATAAATCATGATAATATTATTAATGACCTACAATATATTAATAATAATATATCAGCATTAATTAAAAATTATGGATGTTTTAATTTTGAAAACATAATAAATGTATGTTTGTCCAATTCTTTTGCCATAAAAAATTTTGATCATGAATTATTTTTAAAATATAAAGTACTTGAAAAATACTTACATCCATTAAATTATAAAATTATAAATTGGAATACTAAAATATTAAAAATTAATAAAGAAATATCCAAAAACAAAATATTGAGCGATAAAAATATACTAGAAAGCAATACGTTAGAATGCTTTGATATGGCAAAATGTACAAACAATTTTATAATTAGAGTTCATGGAATTAAAGTTATAATTCATGATTATAACAATAAAAAAACATTAGTCATAGAAAATATATGTGATGAAATATTATTGACAAATAGTAATTATGATTTTATAATAAATAAAAAAAACAATATAATGAACTTTATTAATGAAACAGGAGCATGTAATAATGAATTATTTAATAATCAAATTTGGACAAATTTTATGAATAACTTATTACTCAAAGATTTATTAATTTATAGCAATCAAGAATATTATAATAAATATATTTTTACAATAACTCAAGTAAATTCATATAATCAAAAAGCACTGGAAAGTTTAGTTCAAGATTTTATAACAAGTGATTTATTTAATCAACGAACTATGTTAATAAATTTATTACTATGTGATAATAAAGTAGAGAATTTATATATTGCCAACTTGTTGTATGATTTATTAATAGATGATAAACTAAATAATGATAGTAATGAGCAAAAGAAAATTTATAATAGTTTAAACTGGAGTTGTAAAAAACATTTTAAAAACGCATTACAAAAAACAGCACATTATAGTAATGAACTATTAAATTATGATTCGTCAAGAATTCCATTAGAACAACAAATATGTTTAATGAAAGCAAACGTAAATGTTAAAGAAAAAGCAATGCAAAAATTAAAAGAATTAAAATCAAAATCGGAAGATTCAGGTTCTAAAGCAAGACAATACTTAGAAGGATTATTAAAAATACCATTTAATATTTATAAAGAAGAAGATATATTAAAAATTAAAAACGAAATCACTAACTCAATCAATAATTTAATAGAACCATTAAAAAATAACAAAATAATTATTACAACCAATAATACTACTAATACTGCTAATACTATTAATAATACTACTAATAATACTAATAATACTACTAATACTACTAATACTACTAATAATACCAATAATACTAATACAAATATTAGTACACTATTAAATGAAATAAATGCTATTGATAATAATAATACTATTAAAAATATAAATACTATAAAAAAAATAAAAAATAACAATCCACTAATAATAAATGAATTATTAACATTAATTATAAATTATGTAGAAAAAAATAAGAAAAAAATAAATGTAGAATTAGTAAAATCTATTAAAAATTTACATATTATATATGGATTAAACAATAATATAAAATTAACAAAAGAAAATATGCTACATTTTTTAAAGTCTATTAATTTTAATTCATTAAAACAAGATAAAATTAGCGAATATCAAATTATACAATATTTACATGAACTCATATTATTATTTAAACAAGTTATTAATAATGACTATTTTAATTATTTATTAACAATTGAAAAAAATGTTAATGAAATAGTTAGAAAAAATGATACAATAGTAGAATATATAAATACATTTAATAGTATATTAGACAACGCAGTGTATGGTCATAAGAATGCAAAACTACAAATAGAACGAATATTAGGTCAATGGATAAATGGTGAGTCAAGTGGTTATTGTTTTGGGTTTGAGGGGTTACCTGGTGTAGGAAAGACTAGTTTAGCAAAAAAAGGAATAGCAAATTGTTTAAAAGATAAAAATAATAATCCAAGACCTTTTTCATTAATTGCTTTAGGTGGAGCATCAAATGGAAGCATATTAGATGGCCATAATTATACTTATGTGGGTTCAACGTGGGGTAAAATAGTTGACATATTAATAGAACACAAATGTATGAATCCTATTATATTTATAGATGAATTAGATAAAGTTAGTAAAACAGAACATGGTAAGGAAATTATTGGAATATTAACTCACTTAGTTGATAGTACTCAAAATACTAATTTCCAAGATAAATATTTTAGTAACATAGATTTAGATTTATCTAAAGCACTATTTATATTTTCTTATAATGATGTAGAACTAATTGACAAAATTTTATTGGACAGAATTCATAGAATTAAATTTGATACGTTAACATTAGATGATAAATTAATAATAGTAAAAGATTATTTGTTGCCTGAATTATATACAAAATTTAGATTAAATAATGTACTAATATTTGAAGATGATGAAATTAAATTTATAATACAACATTATACAAACGAATCAGGTGTTAGAAAATTGAAAGAAGTATTATTTGAAATAGTGTCTTCAATTAACTTAGAGTTATTAAAAGGCAAATTTTTACATGAATTACCATATATAATAACTATTGAATATATTGAAGAAATATTAAAAATTAGACATAAAATAAGACATTTAACTATTAACGCAAATTCAGAAATAGGTATAATAAATGGTTTGTGGGCAAATGCTTATGGTAATAGTGGTATTTTACAAATTGAATGTAAGTTTTTTCATAGTTCTACATTTTTAGATTTAAAATTAACAGGATTACAAGGAGAAGTTATGAAAGAAAGCATGAGTGTAGCAAAAACATTGGCATTAAGTTTATTAAGTAATGATGAATTAAAACAAGTATCAAAAGAATTAGAAGAAAATAAATTACAAGGAATACATATTCATGTTCCTGAGGGAGCAACACCTAAAGATGGACCATCGGCTGGAGCAGCAATAGCAATAGTTTTATATAGTTTGTTAACTAAAAGAAAAATAAGAAATAATATAGCAATAACAGGTGAAATATGTTTACAAGGAAAAATAACGGCAATAGGAGGTTTAGACTTGAAAATAATTGGTGGAATGCGGGCAGGTGTATCCACTTTTCTTTATCCAAAAACTAACGCAAAAGACTTTGAGAATTTTTGTGAAAAATATAATAAAGATTTAAGTAATTATTTATTTATTGAAGTAGAAAATATAACAGAGGCAATCAAACATATTATTATGTTTTAATATGTATTATCATAAATAAAAAAATATAAAATATTATATTAATCTAATTGACTACTATGCCACACCCACAATTAAATGGACCAGTACCTATGACTTTAACAAACTTATTTCAATATATTTCTTTTACTGCTCCAATATTAGTAATATTTTTTATAACTTTATTTTCAATTATGCAAAATAATTTAGAAAAAGGTTTAATATTCAATATGGGAATAGTTATACTTTCAACAATAGTATATATATTAAAAAATGTTATTAGAAATAAACAAAGTGAATATGCTTCGCCATTTTGTAATATAATGCCAGGTCCATTTACTGTGACTTCAGATAGTAATATATTTGATGCCCCTTCAATGAGCACTTCTATATTATCTTTTTCATCAACATATTTAATTTATCCTATGTTAAACAATAATCAACATAATTATACATTACTAGTGTTTTTAATAGGAATTACAAGTATAAATGCTGCTGTTGAATATAATCAACAATGCTCAGATATTATGGGAATTGTATTTGGATTATTATTAGGTATTATTTTTGCTATTGTGTATTATAATATATTATACATGTCAAAAAAAAGCAATTTAGTATATTTTAGTGATCCAATAAGTAATAATGTTCAATGTAGCAAACCAACAAAACAAAACTTTAAATGTGAGGTTTATAAAGATGGAAAACCATATAACGGAACTATAACTTAAAGTTTGTATATAACTTTATTTATTGTAAATCATTTCTTAAAGCAATTAAAGCATCTTTTATTTTTGGAAAAGAGAGATTTTTATGAAAATTAGAAGACATCAATTGTGGAATACGCGTATTTATAGCGTATATAATATATAAATTATTATATAATACATCAATATTAGCGTTGCTATATTTACTATCCAAATTTTCATAATTGAATTGTGGTTTATTTAATTTAGCATTAATAGCATTATGAAAATTAAAGAAAAACATCTTTAAATCATTTTTATTTCTAATAGAATTAAAATCTATTTTATTTAGTATATTAGTAGCATCTTTACTACAATCAGGACAAGGTAGTGTATTACATATAGTTTTTATGATAAAAATAATGTTGTTTTTCTGAGATTCAAATTTGTCTTCTTTAAGTTTATGTGCCAATGAATGAAATAAATACCAAATATTATTACCCCAGCTTTCTTTAGAAAGTGACATTTTAATAATATTTAGTAATAAAATAATTTAAATTTAAATACATAATATAAATAAATAATCTTAATATTCTAAATTATTTATTTAGATGAATACTAAAGATATATTTTTGAATTATTTAAGTGAAAATGGCGAAAATGGCGAAAATGGCGAAAAATGTCTAATTAGCAATGAGCTATTAGTGTCTAATGCTATAACTTTAGAATGTAACCATAAATTTAACTATATGGAATTATACTATGAAGTTGTAGAACAAAAAACAAAAAAATTATTAGATAATTCTAAATTAAAATTAAATGAAATAAAATGCCCATATTGTAGAGCTATATCAAAAAACTTGTTGCCATATTTTAAATATTATAATACTAAGTCAATAAAGGGTGTAGACCATCCAGCAGATTTATCAATAAAATTAAATGAATGTCAATATATAGAGAAAAATTCTGAATTATGCGGAAAAAATGCTTGTATAACAAAGTTCGGAATCTTTTGTAATAATCATGTAAAATATAATATAAAAGAAGAAGAAATACTTAGTAATACAAGTATAAATGTACTAAATCTTTATAAAAAAAAAACTATTAAAGAATTAAAGAAAGAACTTCAACAACATACTATTAAATTAAGTGGAAAAAAAGAAGATTTGATTAACAGATTAATAATTTATTACTACAATATACAACATCAAGATTAATAAATTTTCAAATCTATAAATTTTTATATATTTAAAGATTTAAATATATAAAATAAAATAATGTAAAAATTAATTAATACATTAAATAATCTAATAATATGGGAGACCAAAAACAATTATTAATCAATACAATTAAAGAATGGGTTTCTATAAATTCAAAAGAAGTAAGTTTACAAAAACAATTAAAAGAACTAAAAACATCTAAAAAACAATTATCAGATACTTTAATAAAAGTAATGGAAAATAATGAAATAGATAGATTTGATATAAATAACGGAAAATTATTATATAAAAAAAATAAAGTAAAAGCACCTATTAATAAAGAATATTTATTAAAAATGTTAGACGATTATTTTAAAGATAATCCAGAAGTAGATACTTCTCATGTAAGTGAATTTTTATTAGAAAATAGACCAATAAAAGAAAAAAGTATATTAGTTATTAAACAAAATAAATAACATTATATATTAAATATATAATGAATAATATTGGTTTTTCGCTTTTAATTATGACTATATTAATAATTTCTGGATATTTAATAGGTAATTTTTTTGGTATAGGATTAGAATATTATATGCCTTTTTTATTATGGTTAATAGCATTATGTATCTTTAATATGTTTTTAGACAAACAACACGTTAATATATATATGAAGAATATAACTACATCATAATATATAAATTTTATAACTTTTAAAAATATAATATAATATAATATAGTATATTATATTATATTAATCTATATCACTATATTCAATAAAAGAACCAGTTGAATTAACTCTTTCAATTACTTTATATTCATAGTGTTCAGGACAAAATTTAATCAACAAATATTGAAATAAATTTTTAAAAATTTCTAGAATCATTTTGTTATATAAAATGGTTATTAATTTATATAACAAATATTTTTAAATCAATTTTTTTAAGCAATACTTCAATCCAGCAATAAATTTTTAATAAAATTATTTCTAAAATCTAGTACTTCTGGTTTAGCACAATTATTATTAGCAGTAAGTTGCTTATCATGTAATCTGTAATATAGTAAATTTTCTTGAATATTGTATAACTTACCAAATTTTTTTAGTAGTTTTAGAAAAAGTTCAAAATCTTCATAAAGTGAATGTGTATGCTCATTATAATTACCTACTGCTAACACAGCAGATTTTTTAAAGCATACACACGGATGATTTATAAACCAATGACTAGGTGATTTTTTATAGTCTTCCCATGTTAATAAATAAGGATGATTTGTTTGTCCCTCAATAATTTTAGTATTATTAATTTCTTTTAAATAATTAGCATTACAACCTACAATAACACAATCTTTATTATTTTTCATAAATTCTATTTGCTTAATAAAACGATTGCATAAACATATATCATCACTATCATGTCTAATAATAATTTCGTGTGAGCACATTTCAACGCCTTTATTTAAACTATAACCTAGACCCATATTTGTAGTCCATTTTTTATAAATTATTTTAATAAATCGCATTTTGGCTTTAAATTCGTCAAGCGTTTTTTCTAACAATCGTGTGCTTAATTCATTAGAACCATCATTTATCCATACTAATTCAATTCCAAAATGTCCATTTTGTTGTTTTATGGATTCTAAACATTCTACAATATATTTATGATTTGTATTATAACTGCTTACCAAAACAGAAATCCAAGTTTTAGGTTCTTTATAAATATCTTCAAGTTCAATAGTATTCATAATTTCATAATTTTGTTTTGTTGAACCCCATTCTTGATAAGCATAAACAATAGAGTGCCCCATATATTGTATTCCAGTAGCATGTTTTGGTAAAAAATAATAACTAGGGTAAATAATAACATCTGAAAACAAATTAGTTTGAAGAAGTTTTGTTAATAATTCGGGACCAACATTTTGCCATGCCATTTTCCCTGTTTTAGCTCTACTAACTTGATTTGCTTTAATATAATCAATTGCGCCTCTAGGTAATGGATGATTTTTAGGAAATGCCATAGTTCCTGTGGCAACTAATCCTTGCCTCACATTTTCATTTTCATAACCACAAAAAGGTTTATTTTGGTCCATCAAATAGTTAAATGGTTCAATACAAATAGAATCAGCATCTATAAATAGTCCGCCATAATGAAATAAAATCTCCCAACGTATAATATCTGCTTTACCATTAATTTCTTCTATTTCATTTATTCTTGAAATACATTCCAAGTGTAAGCCTCGACGAATTAATTCTTCTTCGTTCCACATTATATATTCATAATCAGGATGTTTATCTTTCCAAGTAGTCATAAATTTTGAAGGTCTAGGTTTTGGTCCAATCCATAATTGATGTATAATTTTTGGAATAGTCATATATTATTATATAATTTTTTTCATTTATATATTTTATAATATATATATAATAAAATATATAAATACAATATTACAATATTGTATTATTATAATATGAAGTGGGTTATAGTTTTATTAGCAAATGAACCATATATAAATAGAGCTCTAGAAAGTATAAATAATATTAGAGAAAATGGTAAATGGAAAGATGACATAGTTTTATTGGTATCTGAATCTTTATATACTAATATTCAACTACAATATTATGTTAATAAATATAATATAATTTTAAGAAAAGTTCCAAATCATAGTTTTACTAAAAATATGGAATTATGGAATAAACAATATAATCATCCAGAACGTTCATATGTTTTACAACGTGAATTTATGTACAATAAATTTTTAGTGTTTGATGTATATTTCAAAAAATGGGATATAGTTTTTTATTTGGATGCTGGTTGTATAATATATGATTCATTAGAAAGATTTAAAACTTCTTGTGAACCGACAAATTGTATTTATGCTCATTCAGATGCTTATCCATATAGTAATACTAATAATTGGGCATTGAAAGGACAATTTGATACAGAAATATTTGATGATTTAAATGATAAGAATGATTTCATTAATAATTATGAGATACATTTTAATAAAGATTATTTTCAAGGAACAATGTTTATATATGATACTAAAATTATAGAAGATGATACTGTTAATATATTATTTAAATTAAATGAAAAATATCCCATAGCAACACGAATGGATCAAGGTATTCTAAATTTACATTTTAATTGTGATAGAAATTTATGGAAACAAATTCCTATTAAAGATAGTAAAGGATTTTTATATGATTTTTGTAAAAGACCAGGATATAAGGATAGTGATTATTGTATGATAAAACGAATAATTCCATTATAATTTACACAAATTATATATCATTATAATTTACACAAATTATATATCATATAATTCGGTATTATCAATAGGATAATAACAATCACAATAATCATTTGTTATGGAGGTTCTATGTTTTGGCATATAACATTTATCAATTGTTCTGGGATTTCACACCATATGATTATGAGAACTGAATATGTAAATAGACTATTTAAACTTGTATAAAGTTATCATAATAATAGTAATCCATTTTGGAAAATATTTTTTAAATAATATAGATATTAACGATTTTTCAGCTAGTGGTGCGTCTGAATATGAAATATACTTCAATTATGTGAATATATATCATAAAAATAATATAATAATAAGACAATTAAATTGGACAAATGCTTCGAGTTTGAATGAATATAATAAACTTTGTGATTATGTTTCATTACATTGGTATATGCGAAAATAAATAATACTATATTTTATATTGCAATAAATAGAAAATCATTATGAGTTCCATCCCATTTGGGATTGTCTTCTCTATTATAATTTGAAAAATTACAAATTAATTTATAATTATTTTCAAGTAGATATTTCATTATTGAATTAAATTGTTGAATATATATTTCAACTAAAATATATGTTGGTCTGTATTTATTTAAATTTAATCCTTGTAAAACTTCTAGTTCGTATCCTTCTACATCTAATGATAGAAAATCTATAGTCTTCACATTTAAATTAGTTAAATCTATTTCGTCTAATATTTTTTCTAAAGTACTAACTGCTATTGTAATACTTGACCTGTCAAAATCTTTTAATCTTGTTCCATTAATTGAAGCCATTAATGCATTATTTTCAAAGTTACCAACTGCTGTATTTCCTATATAATTACTGGATACACATCCTTTATTTATACAAATTGAATTTGGGCGATTTTTAATACATAAGTTATATCCTTTTGTTGAAGGTTCAATCAGAATTCCTTTCCAATTACGATAGAATTCAAAAAAGGCAGTATTACTTTGTGTTATTCCATCATTACCACCTATTTCTATATAAAATCCATCTTTTTTATGAGAAAAAAGTTTATCTAAAAGTTTATCAAAATGTTCATTTAAATTATTACAACTTGAATATGATTCTTCCATATTATAATTATATAGGCATTTCTTTATATATTTTTTATATTTTTTATATTTTTTATATTTTTTATATTTTTTATATTTTTTATATTTTTTATATTTTTTATATTTTTTATATTTTTTATATTTTTTATA